AGCTAGATTTGAATCAAAACCAAAATTTTCGGATAATGCAGCAAAGAGCTTATATTCTTTATATAGTTCATTTTCAGAATGAAAAAATCTCTTCATAATTTCTTGTGCTTTTTTAGTCTTAATATTATTTCCTTCTACAAGTCCAGCCGCAGCAGTTTTAAGTAGCAAATTATAAATAATTCCAACATTTCTCTTTTTATTGTGAGATTTTTTACTCATCGTCTATCTCCATATCTAACCCGAAGTCATAATGTTCTTCTAGCAATTCGTTATATGATTCTTTATTTTGTTCTTTTAAGATTTTTCCAATCCCTAACTTTGAGCTCATTCTCTCTAACATTTTTCTGCTTTGAAAAGACATCGAAGGCACAACAGTCGGAGGTAATGGATCTTTATCAGGTTCCAATCCTGCTATATATTCTGCAAGTCTTCGTTCTCGAGACTCTTTAGTGAACATATTAGTGGAAGCTTTACCCATACTCTTCAACCATCCAGCTTGATTTGGATCATTAAGAGTGTCTTGAGGTCTAGAATGTCCTACCATTGACTTGAAGTCTGGCATTTCTAGAGTAGAAGCATGTGCTTTTGAATCTCTCTTGCGAGGTTCTTTCATTAATTCACCCCACATATTTCTCTTACCGGCTTCAGGTTTAATACCGTCCATTGCCATGGCTGAAATTCTAGCAAGATCAATTTCATCTTCGTCTAATTCATCAGCTTCGCCAATCAATGAATCTCCGTAATCATCATACTCATTAACCCCTGGTTGTGGAGTTATACCTGTCAATACAGGACCTTCTGGTCTGTCACCTGCGAAAAGGTCACCACCACCACCATCGTCTCCACCACCTGAATCATCTCCAGAACCACCAGCAGCTTCTAATTCCATGTCTGCTAATTTCTCTCGAAGTTGATCATTTTTAATATTGTCGATATCATCAGTAGTGAAACCGAAAATATTTCTATAAATCCAATTCTTAGAAACCATGCCCTCAGGTGCAGCTCCTGCAATATCGAATTTAGATTTAATGAGGTCTAATTTTTGAGACTGCGCTAATGAAGAGGGATTTGACAGAGCTAATCTGAAAGAGAGTAATTGTTCTTCAGTATAACCGTGACAATATAAGTGAATCATTGCTATCTTGTTGAGTTCTGCAATAATTGTCTTTTGGATTCGTGCAATCGTACGAGAGAACCTAATGTCTTCTTGTGCTAATGTTGCCTTCGAACCAGTCTCTTCATCGTATCCAAGGTATGCCTTTGGTATCTTAAGAGCGGCAAATAGTTTCTTTTGGATATACTCAACATCTTCGATTGCGGAAGCATTCGCACCACCGGCAAGTGAATCAATCTTTGTACCTGAATCACCACCTCTCACAGGAATGAAATAGTCTTCATCTACAGCCATAGGATTGTATCTTAAGTCTACACCGCCAGTGCCACTATTGATTACAGGTGATCTCTTCAGAGCCGATTTTGCTTGTTCTACATAGTCTGCAATTTCATCAGGAGGCACGTTACCTACATCAATATAGAACACTCTTCTCTCAGGCGCTCTAACTACTCGATATAACAACATTGCGTCTTCTTGAAGGATTAATTGTCTCCAGATTCTTCTCGCAGATTCGAGGACAGAAGAGCCATACGGCAAGAACGCATCGTTACCCAAGAGTCGGAAGTGTGATACTTGCCAATTCTCGAGGATAATATTGCCCTGTGTAATCCAACGGAAACGAACGGCCGATGGGTCTTCTTTATCAAACCCTTCTTCTCTTTCGATTTCCGTGATAGTAATTGGATAAGCATTGACGACACCATATTCAGGATGTACGTCATTAAATAGGAAAAAGTCTCCATATTTTACGAGATTTCTTGTCCACATCACAAGGTTAAAATTCACATTGAGAGTGTCATAGAAAAGAGTCTCTAAAAGCTCCTTCTGTTGTCTGTCTTCTGAATAGATGTGAAGCACTTTACCGTCCACATCTGAAGAGCAGGTTTCTTCCGCATAAATGTCTAGAGCACTAGCAATTTCCGGAGTGCTCTCCATTTCCCCAAAGTCTCCATATCGAGACATTCTGTCGAACGAACCGTATGCCGAAAGTGTGGAATTATAAACATCGGTATGAGATTTCTTGAACAGTTCAACTGCGCTTGAAGCTTTTTTCGATGTTTTCGTAAAGTCCTTAACCCTTCTTTTAACTGTTGGGCCACTCCGGAATAGCTTCGTTAACCTATTAAAAAGATTATCGTTATTTTCAGCCATATCACCTTCTCGAATTAATTTCGTTCTATTGTTGTATGGTAATTATACCACGTTTTAGAATTTTCTAAAATATCCAACGAAATTGTCCAGGAGCATTTTGGTATGGTGCTTGTTGCGTCTGGTGTTGATTGACCACAGATTTTTCAAATGTATTCTTATTTGTGCCAAACGCAGATAACATCGCTTTGTGAACTTCAGTGTTCTTCTTTCCAATATTTGAAGGAGATGTGTCATACATCCAAACACCAATGGCAAGCGCCATAATCAGATCATCCGTCTTTCCTTTCATAGCCTGCACTTTTCCGGATTGCCAAACAAACGTCTTTAATTCTTCAAAAAATCTTGTAGATCTTATTCTTACTTCTTTGTTTCTTAACACTTCTTCAAGTTTTGTGAGGATTTGTGGACGTGTCTTTCCATTTGTTTGGAAGCCTATCTTTCCTAATTCTTGTGTGCCATACATAAAGTCATATTTTGCTTTCTCTGACTGAAAGTATAAATTTGGATAGCTCAATTCTACAAGTTTCATAATCAAAGCGTATCCATAAGAATTGTTTTCAGGAATGAGCATTGCACCGTTATATCTATTACCTGCTTCTGCTAGTAGTTGCGCGAATTGGTCTGGAGGTAGTTTACCCTGATACTCTGCGACTACAGAAGATTTTTCAGTGTCTATCACATGGAAAGTAGAGTAATCTTTGGCATCTCCCCTTGACACATCAGCGGAAATTATATACTCTTTGTCTTTTTGCGGATATTCCCATACCCACACATTTTTCTCTGGCCCCCATGTCTCTATAGGATGCTGGAGATGTGATCTATAATAATCTATGTCTTCTGGTCGGAGATAGGTCTCACCAGATGCTGCAAAGTCGCACAGAAGCTCTTGTGCTATTTGCTTGGGTGTAAGCTGTTTTGCTTCATTTTCAAACCAAGCTTCATCCCTCTCTGGATGTACATCCCAAGACAATTTGATAGCATTAAATTCATTTTCGCCCTTTATAGCACCCTGCCACAAATCATAATATTGACCACCCACACCATTAGGTGTGCTCAGAATTACTGCATTACCACCAGTCGATAATGTAGGATACAGACCAGTCCAAATGACGTCGAAATTTCGCACAAAAGCAGCTTCATCCACAATGAGGAGGGAGAGAGCTTCACCACGGCCTGCGTCTTCACTTGTCGGAATAGCTTTGATAACACTTCCATTTGAGAACTCCAGTTCTGTTTGATTGTTTTTAAGTACTGTGGGCATCACCATCCACTCTGGAAGAGATGCCAAGAGATATTTACACTTACGAAACCACAATTGTGCTACTTTTAGTTTTGTAGCAATTACCAGGATATTTCTATCTTGACGAAATAACGCTAACCACATCGCATAAGCAGCAGTAATTGTCGAAATTCCTAACTGTCTAGACTTCAAGATAATATTGAATCGATGATCTTCAAAATCTCGAATACAGTCTTCCTGAAAAGGAAAGGTCTTAAAGAGTCCTGAACCTTGTCCACCACCGTATTGAATATTCACGTAGTTGTTGAAGAAATAGATTGGGTCTTTTCCACAACGCAAGATTTCTTGGACTCTTTGTTGCTTTGTCGAGAGTTTGCTCATGTTTACTTGATGATATATTGGATAGTATTGTAGTATTTTCCACGCAATACGGATGGATTGTGGGAGATGATATCCAAATAACTCTTATTTGTACCCTTTGTCGCAGTCAGAGTTTTGCCAGAAATCTCTTTGAAATCTGCTTTAATCTTT